CTCTTCAGACATTCAGTCGCCCCCTATTTAAACGGCCATTTAATGCCAGTTTGCTTTTCAAACTTTTTAACAGCATTGGACAATTTTGCTTTGTTTTTATATGTAGAGGGGTGATTCAAGCCATACTTCTTTGCTGCCTCAAGATATTTCTTTTCTCCACCAAGAGCACCCGCAAATGCTGATACGTCTCGCGGAGCACCTGTGATCGCCACTGGGAGGGGTCTGGTGTTAAACATTGCGTTTAATATTAGTTCGATGGCTCCTCCAAACTGTGCGAGGAATATCTCATTCATTTCTTCTGATTTAAGTTTTTCTAAGTCTATAACTGTGGTAACTAGTTGTTCTTCGTTAAGACCCTCTGGCAACGGTCTGGTTGGTGTAGTGGTTCTGGCGCCCGCCATACCCCTTATCCTGTCTTCATCGTTAAACCACTGGTCATCATACTCTTCTTTAAATTTATCGGACAGATCTTGGACGACTTTATTTACATCGCCTACCTTATCATTCATAAAAGACACGATTGTTTTGTAAAGATTTGGCATTTTTTTGATTAGTTCGCTTGGTAGAAAAGTTGCATAAGTGCGAGCTTCTAATGTGAGTCTTCGTGCCATAACATTTATAGCTATCGCTATCGCACCAGTTGCATCTTTTAATATTTCTTCGACTTCTTGTTGTTTTTCATCTGTTAATATAGGCACATAGATGGTCACACCATCTTCATCTTTTTCTTCTAAGGTTATGCGATCAAATATATTAACAAACATACCGAGTCTCACACTTTTGGCAAAGTTTGCGTCATTACTCATCACAATGCCCACACCATTAAGGCGAAGGAAACCGTACATTTCTTCGGCCAGATCTTCTTCGAACAAATTTGCTATAATAGCCTCAAATGTTTGACTTTGCCTCGCGGCAGAGGAGGCGCCTCCGAGCGCCTTCATAAAGATGCTTTCTTCGTTGACTATTTCGCTAACCTTATTATCAATCGCTTCCGAAAGATCACCATTAATATCGAGCATTGTGTAGATCTCCTCTATATAAATAGTTTGACAAAGCAAAAAGACCGGAGGGTTTAACGCCTACCGGGCTTTACTTTGTTGGCCTCTTGTATTTTTTCGTTCTCTTTCTCGATTTGATCTGCGAGACGTTGGAGAAACCAGCGACGAATTGTTATTGGCAAGCTGTATGCCTCCATAAAAGACCAGTTTCCATGATACTTTAATAGAAACAATTCTTCATATACAGATTGTATATATTCACTACTTAGACCAAAAAAAGTCAACCGTCAAAGGCATCTCCACCTCCTTCTCAAACCCACAAGCATCACAAGAGAACTCTTGCGTCATATCAAGACCCGGTTGGATCTTGGCATATGCTGCGCGTAGATAGCGAGAATCGAAGGCTGGGAGCGCATCAATGGCTCTGTGGATTAACGTTTTGTCTTCGTTGCCGTTAATTGAAACAGCAATCATCTTTAACTGGTCTGTTAGGTTTGGCTCGTAAGTTTTAGACTTTTTATTAGACTGCATTTTAGCAAGCAGATCTGTTTCGTCTTTTCCTGTTAGGAGCCTTACTTCAAATTCAAAACCACTTCTTGGCAGCTTGATTATAAAAGTGCGATTATCAGTTTGTGTAACATCATAATCACCATAATCATTACCATCATACATTGTGATCTCGTTTAAGTCAAATGTATTTTCTGATACAGTGGCACAACTAGGACAAGTCACTTTTGTTGTATAGTCTGCTCCGAAGCCATTTATTCTAGATGCCACAAGGATAGCGTTCTTGTCACCGGAAAGAAGACTTGGAACCCTAACTGTTCTATCTAGAATAACATTACTTAGAAACCGATCAATTGCGATACCCTTTTTGAGCAGAGATGGTGAGGTTAAAATATCCTCATCCTTTGCTGTCATAAACTTGATCTCAATTGAATCTTTTTTGTGAAGCGGGTGAACTTCCGAGTAGAATCTACCCTTTGATGGAAGGTCAACTATCTCTGTTGGAACAGAGAAGTCCAAAGGAGAACTAGTCTCCTCATCTTGCGCTACAACAGGTGGTGCTTCGGCCCCTGCTGCAAAACGCTTACTATTGTCTCTCATAAACACCTCATGTTAATTGTTTTATTATTCTCAGGGTCCGCCGAAGATTCCGGTGTCACCGGAGAAGACACCTTCCCTCGACTCCATCTCTGCTTTGGCTCGGTCTTGAGCGTCTGAACTGGAGTCGTCTTGTGGCGGGGTCGGAGCTACTGGGGAAGTGAAATCGGCAACTTCCGGGCAATGCCTTCTGAAATAGGCTTCCTTTGGCATTATTTCATTTGGCTTTTTGCCTTGCTTATAACCGTTATATTTGTCCGTACAGTTTGCTTCTCGGGCTTCCTTACTATTTCCCTTTTGTATAAGTTGTTCTAATTCGGCCCCTGAAAGAGCAGCATCTGGAAAATATTCAAAATACTTTTCCTTCCCGATGCTAGGAAATTTCACAGTGAATGCTGAATAATACCAAGTTAAGGTAATCTCCACTAAATCGCTACTAGAATAATCTAACTTTCCAAAATCAACTTTGTCGGGATATGCTTGATAAAGGGTCCAATTCTCTATGATCTTGCCATCTTCATTTAATTGATAGATGTTTACAGGGCCGCAAGAATCTATAAATGATTTTGCGAAATCATCACTATTGCCGCCGGGTTTGATAACATTACGAGCGGCGGCATCATTAAGACCACCTCTTCTAAAAAGTCTTGCCACCTTCCTTGTTACATTTGGGTAATAAGGGTCAACAAGGGTCATAGTGATTGGCTTGTATATTGGCGATCCTACTCTTGGGCGAGGATTTGCTTTCTGATACGCAGTAATAAATACCTCTTGCTGGTCATCTGGCAAATCAAGACCGGGCTTATCTATGGACTTAGCATACCACAAGTTTCCATTGGATAAGCCGGGCATTTTCTGATCTGCGAAAGTGTCGGCGCCGGGAAGTTTATTCCCTTCTTCATTTCTTGCGTCTTCGAGGCCCATGCCTCCGACGTGGACCAGAAACCTATACTGCATTTTTGGATCTCGACCAAGCTTAGTCCAAAACTGATGGTCGAGATCGTTATCGTCTTTATAACTTTTAAGATCGATAGGCATTTATGCCTCCGCTAGCTGAATAGTTTACCAGTAATTGGTGATCCAGCAAGCGGAGTTTCAAAAGACGCCCAATCGTAACGGATTGTCATAGTGACTTCGGTCAAATCTTCACTACCATAATCTAATTCACCGAAAGTCAATTGTTTAACCCATCCATTATTGAGTGTCCATCTTTCCAATGCTAGACCATTTTCATCGATTTGCTCAATCACTACTTGGCCCAAAGTAGAAACCGACTTAGCTTTAGAGACTGTTTGGAAGTCTGCTTCTAAGTCGCCGCGTGGGATGATATATCCGGCGCGCTCAACTAATTGTGCGAGACTACCGGCAACATCAGGATCAACAGGGTCAACAAAGGTAATCGACACTTCATTCCACTCAGTGCGAGCAGGCCAATAATAGGTATGATTTAGATAACTGTGAGATGATTCCGTAAAAGAGACCTCTGGCTTGGTTGCTGTCTTAGCAAACCACATAATACCGCCGCCCAGAACCGGTTCTCCCGGTGGATCTTCTGAACCAGCAAAGCTAACTCTAAATCTAAAGTTACGTTTCGGATCTCTAACCCCTGCGTTAGTCCAAAAGTTATTGGTTGTGGCCATTATTAAATTTCTCCTGTTTGTAGTAAATAGTCTTTATCTATTTTTTTAGTCCTCGAAAGAGGCACCTGAGCGGGTGATAATAAAGTCGATAGCGATAAACTCAATGGCGCGTGTGGGCTTGATAAAGATCTTCGCGTAAAGGATGTTTCTATCAACAAGGTCTGGGGTGGTAGTTGTCTCGTCGAGGACAATCTTGAAATCGTCAATACCGAAGTTGGTCTTCACACCGTTAAGGAATCTCTCTGCTCTTGAATTAAAGTCATTCCAAGTAGCTTGAACATTAGGCTGGAACAGTGTTCCCGTAGAGATTCTAGAGATGCCTCGCTTGACAAAGATAAGCAGGCGACGAACGTTGATGCGGTCGAGAGCCGACTGTGTAGCTTGAAGCGTTTTCTGTCCAAAAACAACGATGCCTTCTGCGGGGAATGAAGCAATCGGATTGATGTTCACTTCATACAGATCGTCACGGTTGCGTGAGGTTAGCTTGGTTTCAACTCCGACAACTGGAAGACCGCCGGCGCCGTTGGTGAGACCGCCTCTGTTAAAGCCTGCGGGAGCAAACCAAACATTCGATGCTCTTTCAGTGTTTGCGAGAACACCAAGTGCGACAACCGAAGGTGGCACATAAAGAAGATTTCCGTTGATGTTATCTCTAATGTTGACCCAAGGATAATACGCTGCTCCATAAGAGTTATTAAGATTACGAGCCTGTATCTTGGTTAGCACCTCATTAAGGTTACCTTTTCGATCGGTTGCTGTCTTATTGGTTGATTTGTCTTCATGACGAGGAGTGTATCCTCCCTCTACATCAATAATACCTAGTGTGTCGCCGCGTGCTTGGGCTGTATCAATAATGTGCTGAGTGAGACGTTCATGGTATATACCGGGCATCGAAAGAAGATTCATTTCTGCTACTTCGGGGTCTGCCACAAGATCGATCGCTCTACGGAGTGTGTGGTACACATAACTATCTTTCTCTGATGGGTTTGTATCTATCGTATGGTTACCGAATGGATCGCGTTCTGTGATGTTAACACCATTAAATCCGCCAAACATAGGTGCTGTAAAGCGGTTGATCTTAGCATCAAGAACATTCTTGTAACGGTTTGTAGATATTGTGCTGCCAGCGGAGGCATCGGATCCTAACGCGTTCCAAGAAGTGTTAGCCACAACTGAACCTGCGGTCCACGCTACACTATCAATGTTGTTAGTGGGACTACTGTCTGAATAAGCCGAGCCGGTGCTGGCTACAAGCTCGTCTAAAGTAAAGACCCACTGGTTTATCAATCCGCCGGGTAGCGTACCTTTGCCAAAGTTATCAACCCAAGCGTTGTCTGAAACAACATCCACACCAAACGCTCTAATATAGTCCGGATAGCCGGGATCATAAGTTGAGTTCGAAGGTAATTTAGAGGTTTGTAATCCAAAATAAGCGTCGGTTGTAGGATTAGCGCCATCAGTATCGGCGCCGGTTCCACCAGCTTGTGGACGAATACCAACTTTTGGAAATTCGATCGACGCGTTACCGAAGTCGCCGTTACCTGCTGCGGAAGCAGATGTCGCGACAAATGGTACATCACCAGCCGTTGCTAAATCTCGGTAAATGCCCATAAAGCCCACTGGAACACTACCAGACCCCAGAGCATAAGAATTTATGTCGGCCGGCACGGAGGCACTGGTAAAGGTAAAGTTGGGGAATCTTGGAGGTCCGAAGACACCAAACGGAAGAAGTCTATTATCAATACCGGCGTCGAGCGCAGAGTTCATGTGAATACGAACATACTTTGATCTATTTGGGTATTGTCCATACTCACGATATCTTTTTTCAACTGTGTCGTATTCTTGGTACCGATCACCGATAACAAGAGCAACATAATTAGCTGAGTTCTTGTCTAACGAGCACTCTGAGAACCTCTCCAGCACAACTGGAGCGAGGTCAGAGTCGTTGGCGCGTCGGACCACAATATCAAAAGTACCAAACTCTACATTATCATTCCGTGAATATCTTATGTTGTCAATTGAAATCTTGATGTTCTTTTGAAGCTCTTCACCATAACCATTGATGCCGATAAACTTAAATAACTTCGTCATACCATTATAAGTGAAGTCAGCGGTGGCTCCAAGGTTCTGAGCGAAGAACCAGCCTGAGTGGGCATCACGATAAGCCATGCGCTTGTTATGATTGCCGTTTTCCGCTGAACCAGAAGCAACAGCTAGGATAACGCCGCGCTTGCGTTCGTTAGCATCGAGACCGGTGACACTAAGGTGTCTCTCATAAGTCTCGCCAAGCCAATATGGCAGCTCGTCTTCTGCCGATTCAATAGTTGCATTCACACGCTGTGGGTTAGTGTTAAACTGTCTTCTGACGTAACGATCACTGCCAAGTTTAAGATCGAATGTTTTATTTTCAATTTCAGTAGCCAAGTTTGCGGTACCGGCTGCGACAGCTGCGGATGTCTCTAGAATTCGAACTTTGAATTGGCCGGCTGTGGTACTATCGACCACAACTGCTACACCTTCTTGTCGGTTAGAGTTGTCAGTCGGATTGTCGGCTTGATGAAAACTTCCAGACAATACAGGGCAAGATCCACTATTCATATACCACACAGCAGCAAGAGTTCCTGTACCGCCAGCAGAGGCTGAGGGGAATACGAAGAGACCATATGCTCCACCATTGCCGCGTGCTTCTGTGTCAGGTGTGTTCAACGTTTCCCAACCGGCTTTGCCGGCGGCGTTGGCAGAAGCGTCTTGTGAACCCATCAAGCGAATATATGTTACAGGACCAACGCCTGCGGCCAAATAAGCTTGTGCTGCGTAGGCACCATATGTTGGAGAGGAATAGTTTCCTTGACGCCATACATCATCAACTCCTCCATTTCCTGCTATAGGGTTACCGAATATTTCCACAAACTCGGAAAAAGAGCTAACTGTGGTCGGGATCATTCCGGGGCCTTTCTCTGCGCGCCCAATGATAACTGGACCAACGTTCTCCGGTAACGCTGGGATCTGTGATTGGTCGATCTCATTCAGGAAAATACCCGGTGAAACAAATCTAAATTTATTGGCTGGCATCTAAAAGTCTCCTTAACATAGCAATCGTTCTACGTCGCTGCACTCAAATATAAATAGTATTGTAGGAGAGCAAAGACCCTTACTCCCTATAAAAACCTTTGTCGTCGGCCAAGAAGGTATTTATGTCGCCAACGATGACCCTTTCTCTTGGGATCTTAACGTCAACATAGTTTTGAACAACAGAGTATTTTGGCTTGGGATCGTTCTTGCCTTGGCCCATTAAATAACCTAACACTCTGATGTTGATATCAGTCACATAAGTTCTTTCTTCTTCTCCAAGATCTGCGACGTTATTGGAGTATCCGATATCGCCTTCAATAAAGGATTCAAATCGATGACCATCGTGATTGATAAAGAAAGAGTTCATCTGCCCTGTGAATGTATAAAAAGGTTGTGTCAGATCATTCATCTGTTGAATGTACTCTGTTCTTATTTTAAGTGTATACTGTGTTTTCACCCAAATCGGAAT